TAGCATCTTGCATGCTGTGAAATTCATAGTTATCCAGCAATGATTTTTGTAGTTTTATCCATGGCGGAGACCTATGCTTGTAGTGCTGGAACTCATGCCATTTGTTAGGTTTAAGTATCACTTTTGACTCCTGCAAAACCCGGCCACAACCGGGACTCCATAAAAAGTAGAGCGCACGGTGACGGATGGAGTCATTCCGTCTTTCGGGCTTGTGGTCCCTAGTGCGCCCATGATCTTTAGCCCAAAGCCTTTTTCACGGTCTTGCACCAGTGAAGGATTGCCCTTCTACGATTAGAAGCAGTCCTGATTCTTTGCGCAGCTCTTAACGCTGCTCTGAATTTAGGTTTCATCTCTTCCCCATCGCGTTAAGAAGTTGAGCTACAGCCTCAGCAGTGAATAGTCCTGCTGGTAGTACTTTCGAACGTGTCCCATTAGTTCCCGAATTGGACGTATTTAGGGCGTCGCTATTTAGCGACAATCGTTCCATATCGTCGTCAACCAGCTTACGGACATACGCCATGAACGAAATTTTTAGCTCGTCAGCTTGCGAATCAAGCCAGTCTGCTTGCGAGTCCGTGAAGTCAACGCGGCGGCGGTTGTCGAACTTTTCTCTACGTTTTCTCATGATTAAATTTTTTCTTTTGATACGGAGGGCATTGTGAAAACATCAGGTCTTAACAGCGCCAACTCGTACTGGCGTAACTTGGGAACAGAATCTCCCCACTGGTACACAGCTTTATCGGATATGCCGAGGGCTGAGGCGAGAGCGGCAACGCTGCCGAATACGGAAATAGCGGAATCGGTTTTCATACCGATATTAAAGCACACTTTACGGAGTAATGTCAAGTACACTTTACCAATTATCACATATGATTGTGATATGGACACCCAAGAGAAAAGAGTGCTTGAAGCGCTTACGGCAATCGGCCCAATTGATGACGTAAGGAAGCTAGCTGGGAAGCTAAAGGTGACAAGGCAATCTGTTTATGACTGGTTGGCAGGACGATCTATAGCAAACATGAAAGGAACTAATCTGTTAAAGATTGCTGAGCTATCAGGATTTGAGGCATTATGGATAATGGAAGGCAAGGGACCAAAGAAAAAGAGCCTTACTGACGAACAGCAAAAAGTGTTATCTGTTATGCAGCAATCGGAAGAGAAACAGAGCCTTGTTGCCGATCTTGTCGAGTCTGTGGTCAAACATCATAAAGACCATTGTAATGAAGGGGTTGAAGATCGTTTGGTTTCCTCTGAACATGAGATTGATGAACAACTTTCAGACAAAAGGAACCAAAAATGACCAAGCCATATTTCAAGCTAGCCGAAGACACTATTTCTCACGAAACGGTAGAAGCGCTCCAAACCCTTCTGGACAAGGCTAAGCGCGGGGATATCATAGGGATAGCGTTTGCCGTCATGAACAAGCAGCGCACATACAACACCAACACAGCAGGAGAGCTTCATAGAAACATGACTTTTGCTGTAGGAACTCTAATGGTTCTGGTTGCCAGGTTGTTGAGAGACATCATAACCAGAAAATAACACTGTAAAGCAAAGTAGCCAAAAGCCCGCACTCGCGGGTTTTTTTTCGTCCTCAGTTTATTATCTTTAAAGTATACTTGACACGCTATAGTAAAGTGTGCTTTAATACTCCCATGCCCTAAAGCATACCGAACAAAACGAAATGCCCGCACGTAAGACGATCCGCAGTGGGGCGAAACTAAAGGAACCGAAATGGATAAGCCAAACGTTAAAAAGATTATGCAAGCGATAGCTGAATGCGATCGGTTTATAAACCTCGAAGGCCGCCGCTCCGATGATCTTCGCCCCGCTTCAGTTCAAAAAACCCTTGATTTCTACAAGGCTCACAAAGCTAAGTTGCAAGGGATGCTGGCGTGAATTACGAGCCAGCTCAATTTGAGAGGCTGCGGGAACTTGTAGCAGATATATCGAATGCAAATGCAGTTGCGGCGGTACTTAGACTGCGCGGTAGACGAGAAGCTGAACAAGCCAGACAAGCCGAACAGGATACGCAAGATTCTTGGCTTGCTTTTGATCTGGAAGTGACGAGGCTTTTTTCTCAAAAGGAACCGAAATGAACTTCGAAGAATGGGCCTGGCTGATCACCGAAGCCGTATTTATCGTCTCAGGACTGCTCGTAGCTGGACTGATCGGGATAGTGGCGGTGAGCCGGATTATTAAGGCTTTGAGGAATTTTGGAAGGTAAATCTCAGTCGGCGAGGCGACTCTAAATAGCCCGTAGCAATAAATGAAGTCCATAGCTGGAAACTTCAATGCCGTGAGAAAGCTGGCAGATCGGAACAGACGGTCAACTAATAAGGAGTAGAGAAATGGAGCTTCCGATCATCTGGTTAACAATCTGGTTCATTTCATCCTTCCCAATCGGGATGTTAATGGGCCGGTTTATAGCTGCGGGAGAGAGGGAATGAATGCTGTGCCACTGATATTTGGATTAATCGTAGGAAACGTTCTTTACCAGATGTTCTTCCCATCCGCGCCTAATTACGGGTACGCGTTTAATCTAAGTTTTCATCAAGCGGCAGCAGTAGCCGCTTACAAGATTATGGAGGCGTGGCCATGACCGAGCGCGAGAAGTTTGAGAAGTGGGCTGGGGACAACTTAAAAAATGTCACGATAGGCGAATTATTTGATATGCGCTCAGTTGTGGCATTTAGGGCATGGCAAGCCGCCCTATCAACCCGCAAGCCGTATGGTTACGGGATAGTGGATAAGGATGGTAAGAACGCAGTCAGCATACTTCTGACTGAGATAGAAGCGAAGAACTATGTTGCAACCTACCAGTTACATTGTCCAGAAAAAGAGTTCAAAGCTGTCCCTCTCTTCTACGAGGATCAATCATGAGTCATACAGAAGGGAAGTTATACGCACCAGGGGAGTACGGCGCTACTTTGAATGGTGTTGCTGTGTTTAGAGCAGACATGCCATCTATGAAAGGAAGTCGGGCCGAAGCCAACGCTCAACGCCTCGTCAAGTGCTGGAATGAGCATGATGATCTGGTACGCGACAACACGAGACTGTACGAGTCTCTCAATTCTGAGATGAGAGCAAGGTTAGAAGCAGAGAAAGAGCGTGACGAACTGGTGAAAGCGCTGCGCGATCTTTTTCTTAATGGATATTCCGCAACAAGAATTGAGAAAGTTGGCGATCTGTTATCCAAATATCCGGAGCCATCATGACCGATCCCCTAGAAGTCCTGCACTGGCACGAATCAGAACGTGAACGTTCCGACTCGCAAGTTATAGCGCAAGGCAGACGGTTCCAATTGGTCGAGAAACGCCCCGCACCGCTCGATTTAACCGAGGCAGAGCAGCTTGAATTTCTCTCTGAATACTGCGCCGGATATCAGCACGTAGCGGCAACGAAAGACACGGCCCAGGTTTACATAGTCTGGAGCGATTGGTTCGAAACGACACGGGCTAAGTCGTTGAGCGAGGCTATTTGTGTAGCAGCGGCGAAATGGAGAGAGCTAAATGGTGAAGGAGAGTGAGGATGAATCCTGCAATAACAGCGGTATTGATCGGCATTATTTCTGCATTCTCCTTCGGCGGCGGATTTGCTCTAAGTGAGGCGCGAATGAGCCGGGAGCAGATAGCGCGATTTAATGACTCTAGAAATTGGGAATGCAAAACCACGTTGATATATAACCCGAACAAAATGGAACAAACGGACAAAACAAAATGAATTTCGATCTAGAAGCCGCGAAACGTGGCGAACCAATTGAATACCAGGAAGCATACGGATGGACTGAGATCAAGTTTATCGGAGCATGGACTGATGATTCTGTCGTATGCCAAGTTCCTTGGAACGATAAACCGGAGATAGTCCCTATAAGCAAGATCAGGATGGTAGAAAAGAAGGATGTTCTCTTTTACCGAATCGCAGTAATGGCGCATGAATCAGCTTATTACTTAGTTCCAGCTATGACAGGAAAGAACGTAGTAGACATTGAAGAGAGTCCTGTTTTCTTGGAGTGGATACATAAGGATTGGGAAATGGCTGAAATAACAAAACGGAGCAAAGCATGAAAACGCATTACCGAAAAGCATTTAACAGTCCATATCTATCCAGCGCGGACATTGTAGAGCCGACCGTTCTAACCGTTGCTTATGTTGCGCTTGAGATAGACCAGACCAAGAAAACTAAGGACTTGTTAACACGGCTTACTTCGTTGAGAAAGAGATACGGCAGGGCGAGAAGCTGAAGCCGATGATACTTAACGCTTCGAACAGCAAGACTCTTAGCACGATAGCCGGATCAGCATTTATCGACGACTGGACGAACATACGGATAACGATCTATGTGGATCAGAACGTACGGTTCGGGAAAGAGACGGTCGAGGGATTGCGGATTAGTCCGCACGTTCCTGAGAAGAAATATTTAACACCTGATAGCAAGGGATGGGCTAACGCAAAAGTGGCTTATCTGAGAGACGGCAATCTGGACAAGGTACTTGAGAAGGTAAGTATCAGTGAAGAGCATCAGGCTCAGCTTATAGCGGAGTGTGCGGAATGAAGAAGGAATGCGAATGCAGCTTAAGAACAAAGCTATTAGGAGACGGCTGCGAAGTGTGCAATGAATTGACAGAAGAGCGGGATGAGTTGGTGGCATGGCTTCGTATTTGTGATGACCTATTGAAAGAATACGCGCCCAAATACGATGGATGCTCTACCGAGAAAAAGGTATTCGAAATCCTAGCCAAATATCCAGAATCAAAATGATCTGGCACGACATACCGCAAAACAGTGACGCATGGATGGCGTTACGTTGCGGCAAGGTAACAGCGTCACAGTTCGGATGCTTCATGGCTAACGATGGGAAGAGTTTCGGCGAACCGGCAAAGCGTTACGCGCTACAGATCGCACTAGAAATAATGAACGGAAAGAAGTCCGAAATAAGTTTTTCTAACGAGCATACCGAGAGAGGTCATGAGCAAGAGCCGGTAGCCAGGATGTTCTACGAGGAACAAAACTTTATTGACGTAGCTAATGGCGGCTTCTTCGATTGGGACACATACGGCGATTCTCCTGACGGTTTGGTAGGTAAGGAAGGAGTAGTTGAGATTAAGTCTGTAATCGCTCCTACGCATTACGCAACGCTACGGAGAGGAAGTTTTGATCCTTCTTATAAGTGGCAGCTCGTGGGTCATTTAGATTGCACTGGACGGGACTGGGTTGACTTTGTCAGCTACTGCTCAGAGTTCCCCGAAGAGAGCCAGCTAATCGTTCACAGGCTTTATAGAGCGGATTACACGAACGAGATTGAGCGGTTACGAGCAAGACGAGATGAGTTTATCGGACTA